CCGGTATCGTCAGGCAAAGTAGTCCAAGCATTCTCTTTAAGCATAGCATCTAAGAGTTCGGGGTCTCTGACAAATCCGTCAATTACTTTCATTCCGAATACTCCGTATACCAGTAGTGGCGCGGAGACTTTGCTTTGGACTGAGCCTGTGGTTTATACTTTAGGTCTTTCCAGCAAGAGTGCTTAAAATCACAGAACGAGCATTGTGTACCGAGGCGTTTGTTTCCGGTCGGTTTGCGATTGAAGTATTCATCAACAGGCTCAAAACAACGCTCAAACGGTGCATCTGATTCAATCTTCTCAATTCGATCTTTGATGCCGTCGTGGATTTCATCAAGGGCTTGCTGCGAAGGTGCAGCCTCTACGAACGTCACTTCGCCAGACGACTTGTCTGCGACGACCCATCCGCCCATGTCCTTACCCTGTCCCTCAGAGTATCCGTACAATTGACCTATGTAGCCGAAACTATCTTCCTCGGCCAATGCTTGGTAACCCTTTGCCCACTTGTTCTTGTAGGCCCATGGTGACGCTGATTTAATGTCCCAAACCGCACCGTCAAAATCAATGTCGGATTCCCCACGAATTGTGGTGCCACCGATATCCCAAGACACTTTATCTTTTCCGCCGGTTATATTCGCGCCAGTAATTCTAAGAAGTGCCGTGATGTATATCTCAACGGCATCACCTATCATCATTCGAACAATGTGATTTGCTGGCAGGCGGGCGCGTTCTGCACCGGCTTTTTCCATTTGTAACTGACAGAGCGGTCGTCCGATATTAGACATCCGCATCCGAAACTTGTCTCGCCCGCGGCCTAATTGCCGAGTAAGACCCTCTTCGAATTCCTGTGTTGCCTTCGCAATTATTTCTTTAAGTTTTTCGTCTGAAACGTCTAGGCCTTCGCCGTTTGACGCCTTTTCCATAGTCAACTGCATTTGTGCAGGAAGTATAGACATAGTCATATCGTCCCCCTAAGAGGTTAAAAAAGGGGCCGAAGCCCCTCTAAGTTAAATTTTTAGGGTTTAGGCGAAGTCTGCTTCTAACTCTGCATCCTCTGGAAGGATGGTAGCAACGGCATCAAGAGCATCCGATAAATCATCCGGCTGATTATGTGAGTGCCATGATGAAAGGATCTTAGAGTTTTCCTGCTTGACCATTTCCAAAAACGTTTTCAGAGTATCCACGACTTCTTGGGTCATTGCCGCCGGCGTTTTGAAGTCCAAAGCAAAATTTGTGATGTAAGCCATCCCATCTTTTTTATTGGATAAATCAACCCAAGTATTGTGGAATTGACTTCCTTTCAAAACATCTACTACTTGACGATCGAAGCCCATGTAGTTCATTCCCTTGTGGAACAATTGAAAGGGTTCGTTCTCGACGGTCACTTCTTTTCCGTCCGCAGTTTCACCTGTATATGAAACTATACCTTTCAAGATCCGAGTGGCCTTAACGTGGCTGTAGTGTTTCTTATCCTCGGCATCCAAATTCTTCCACACGCTGGGATCAGGACGCCCGCAACGCACACCACCAAGCATATCTTTCGGCTCGGTAACCTTGCGAAGATCATCCATGACCTCAGTCTTATTAATGGTGTTGTAAGGTGGCTCTGTGTTGCTCACGCGGTATTGGAAGTGTTGGCACAGAACACGCACCTTGACACTTTTTGCATAAACCGGATCGACCTGATTTCCTAAATAGAATGATCCACGGTGTTTATTAACGTCACGGCCCTGTTTATCATCAGGCTTATATTGTGTGTTAAGGAACGCGACCTTGATTTGGTCGTCTGCTACTGTTCCGAGTTGTTGGAGAAGTTGGTTTACTTCGGCTTGGTTTACGGTAGTTAGTTCACTGCTCATATATTTGAGTCCTCTTATTAGTGGTTCTTCAGAATACCATTACTAGTGTACATTAGTCAATGGAATATCCTCTTGCTCCATCCAATTTTTGCCTTCGGATCCTTCTATATCTAAGGGCAATGAAAACGAGTAATTCCACCGCTCTTTTGCTTCCTCAACAACGCCCACCATAGCCCACTTCAAGGCGTCTTGGACCTGTAATCGTTCCTCTGGGTGGACGTCGCAGCAAATTGAATCGTGAACAGTAAGAGTGAGTTTAGATTTTAAACCTAGTTCTTTAAACTTACGAAGGGCGCGTATACAGGCGAGGGGTACGAGGCATCCTGTGGCCCAACCCTGAACCGGATAGTTCACAATGTTAGTTGCGTTCGATACTCTGCCGCCGCCTATTCTGCGCACGTTGTGGAACTTATATTCTCGCCCCGAAGGAACACGAACTATACCATCGCCTAATACACCGGTGAATAGTTCTTGATGCCAATCAGAAAGCCCACGATACAAAACAAAATATTCATCAAAATATCTGCGTATGTGTGGTTTCTCATTTGCCCCACGGCCCCCATAAAGGGGCGCAAATGTGTAAGCCTTTGAATTCTGGCGTTTTTCTTTGGATATATCAGACTCGGGTTCTTGGTAAATGATACTAGCAGTTTGCTTGTGTACATCTTTTCCCGTCACCACGTCTTCGATAATTTGAGAATCTTGACTGAGTTCTCCTGCAACCCTAAATTCCAATCCTGAGTAGTCGTATTCGGTCCAAAAACCGTTTTCAAATCTAGATACAACAGCCTTCCTGACAGGGAATTTGTTACCCTTGGGCAAGTTTTGGAAGTTAGGCTGCGAAGAGGATAGGCGACCGGTTCTAGTGATCGTCTGGTTAAAGTTGGCATGAAGAAAACCGGACTTTCGAGTATAGGTCCGAATGCCTGTAACAAAAGAATCTAAGTAAGTGTTTACCGCGTTAAGTCGCGTGATCTTTTCTAGGAATTCTTGAGCCACAAGATTGCCCTTGTCCTTCGCTTGATCAATCAAACTAGCCAGAGTTGCTTTGTCTGTCTTGAATCCATGTACAGATACATCTGACGTACCGGACGGTATCATCTTTAGTCCCGCAACCTTGTCTCCGTCTAAGTACAGAGCGCCCTCTTTTTTACAGCGGGGGCAGGGGGACTTGTTCTTGTACGGTGAGCCATCCTTTTTCATTTTTTGGATGTAACCAGAGCCGGCGCAATCATGGCAGTGTACGGCCGTCTGACGCTTGGCCACGGTGGTCATTTCTCTGACCTTTTTATTAAACTGCGTAGGCTTCATTCTAGTGGGATACAGAGCCTTTCCATTAGAGTCAGTTCCCAGGTTGAATGTGGCCTTCCATAGAACCTTGTCTATAACGATCCTAGAAAACACTACCCGTACTAGATCCGGACCACTAGCAAGATTGATAGGCGTGTCTCCCATCACCTCTACTACAATTTCGTTTAAACGATTTAAGATAGAAGTCTTTTCTTCACGGTAATCGGATCCAACCTTTTCCAGAGCATCCATGTCGATTTTGATACCGTTCTTTTCTATTTCGACAAGAAACAAGAGCATCTCGTTCATCAACTTAAAAGTTTCGGTGAGACCTACGTTGTGTGGCTCAGATAGTTCTTGGAGTTGTTGCACAAGTATCTCGGCGCAAGACTGAACATCCGCTTCCGCATACTCATTAACTTTAACTAAGTCGATTTCACTAAATTCTTTGCCGGATTTAAACTCGGCATCGATGAGGTCCGACTTCTTTCGAGTAACATCCCGCCGCTCGGCAGTCCCTTTTAGTGATTTGTCGATAGGATTACCCCGAGCAAAAATATACTCTGCGATCATGGTACAGTAACACAATTCAGGTATTGCCAGACCCATTTCTACGAGCCAACCAGTGTCGAACTTGTTGTTGTGCGCAGCAGTACAGTCCACGGATTTAAGGGCGTCTATAAACGCACTAGGATCGTCGGGGTCAGGTTTATCGTTATGACGAATGACGTGCCTGTTAACGGGCGCAGCAAGATCCACCTTTGTCAGTATAGGATCCGTAATATCTCTCAAAACCTTCCAATAGATCCCGACTACAAAGTTGTCAGGATTTCGAGGGCTGTTATCCCTAATGTTGTTTTCTTCGCCAATCCATGAGGTTTTCGTTTCTAGGTCGTACACCATCACAGATTTAAACCACATAGCGAGATACCTTTGCATCAAGCATGCAGGTCACCGTGCCGTGCCAACCGTTTAGTTTATTCTTACCAACGGTCAGGTAGCGCGTCATATCTGGTTCGGTATCTACAACGTCACCTTGGTCTAGCGCACCGATACCAATAGCAAGGTCCAGTTCTGCCGCCTTGCCGATCTTCGAACCTTCCATTTCAAATGGGGTGACGCGGGTTTTACCACGCGCATCGTTCGAGGCTTGGGACATACCTATGACCGCGGCGTCTGAACGTTTGGCAAATTCGCGGGCTTGGGTGTAGATCGCACGGAGTTTGTGGTGAGACGCCTCAAATTTTCCATTCACATTTATTTTATCAAGTTGGTCGATCACGATTATGTCAAAGTTGTATTTTGCTTGGATAGCATCCAGCCTAGAGAAATCGTGATCTACAAAGTTTAAAAATTTGATACGCTCATTTATTGTTTGGAATCGTGTAACCGCGGCATAGGGATCAAGTTCTATGTCAGACGCATTCAATCCCGTGTAGGCCATGATGGCCCGCAGTTTGAGGCGAGACACATCCTCTTCGTTACCTACATAAAGAATACGATGGCCCTGATCAGCCCATCCGTCAGGCGCTGCGCACAGAGTAAGCATGAATGCGGTCTTACCAATATTCGGTGTGGCATATACTGCCATGAATTCTCTGCGACCGATCCCATACACTTTGTCGTGAAGGGACTGTAGGTTGAAGGGGAAGCGGCCG